ATTAGAATTAGTCATTTTCGTATATCATCTCGTAGATTTCATAATCGTTATTTTTAAGAAATTCTTTGACATCATTTATATTTTTTGGCTTGCCAAATTTTACCCACTCTTCTGCTATATTTTGTTGATTCATAGGTTCTCCACGCCTAAACAAAGAATGCATAATTTCAGTTATTATGTTGTCTGGAATATGTGATATCAATATTTTTTCTGTTTTTATGTTTCCATCTTCTTGTAGAACATCTACATTTACATATATATCGTCTTCTCTTCCTAATTTTAAAGTACTTTGTAAAACATTTGTTTGTCTATTGTTGAACCAATTCCTTTTTAAATTAACTTTGTCCATTAACACGTTTTTTAATAATTCTTCTTTTTCTTGCCTAGATAATGTCTTTTTTGTTTGTATTTGTGCATAATCTATTCTATCTTCCCATTCCTTGAAAATAGCACTAAATTCATCTGCGTTGCCACCAAAGCCAGTTTTGTAAACCCAATCATAACCGCCAAATTTAAACATTACATCTTTCATTAAGTCTTTATCGCCTACAGCTTCAATATAAGTGTTTTCATCCTGTAACTCTAGTGAGTATCGTTTTAATTCATCGTAATCTACTGCTGATAATTTATGACGGTATATTTCTATATTATCCCTAACTTCTTCTGGTTTATCTATAAGTTCTGCTAATGCTTCTGCATCTGATTCTTCTGGTTGTCCATTTCTTAATATTTCTTGGTCTTTTTCTGTAAAACTATTTATGTCTATATTATTTGCTGCTAAATCTTGCCATCCACCTTCTCTTTGAAATGCTATTTCTTGTGCAGCAACAAGCGATTCATTATAAGCTGTTTCTTTCTCTTCCTTTATATTATTGTATTTAATTTCTAAATCTTTTAACGCCCAGTTTAATTGTTTTGGATCTGTAATTGTATCCTTTAAATTCTGTTGATATACCTCTATTGGTTGTAAACCTGTTATTTCATTTACGTCATTATATCTAATACCATTTTTTAATATTTCTAAATCATTAACAATTTGATCTACATATTCACCGCTAAATAAAAAATACTTCCTTCTAAATGCACCAATAATAGAACTATTAAATTTATCTAATACTTTTGCATCAATTTCTCTTTTGTATTCTAAATCAGTATTGTATCTTTCTTTATCGTAATTTATTTTATTTAATGCCCATGTATATAATTTGTCGGCTGTTTTAACACCTAATCTTTGTATAGCGAATAAATGTGTTGTCTGATGTTCTGGAACTATAGTTTTATTAGATTCAACATTATAAAATATTGATTCACTGCGTACTTTTTCTAATAAAGCTATTCTTTCAGTATCTGATAAATTTTCAACATTTAATTCTTTATTATTAAAACCATTAAGAATTGAAGCTCCAATCTTTGAATCTATATAATAATTGCTAGATAAACCAAATAATGTATTTGCCTGATTTGTAAAGCTATAGTCGATTGGGTCATTATTAGTTAATAATGAATTTACTATTGTTTCACCACTATATTCAGAAAATCTTTCTGCAATAGATAGTGTTAACTTTTCAGCTTCTTCGATAGGAATTTCTTCTTTGTGAGCTAACATATATAGTTCCGCTTGTTCTGACAGATCCAGTTCATTAAATCTTTTAACTACTTCTTTATGTATTCCTAAATAATACTTTCTTAATTCTTCTAAATATTTTGGGCTAATAGGTTCACCGTTAGGACCGACCTCAACATTTGCACCTAGACGTATATATTTTTCCTTTATTAATTCAGCACCTGCATTAATAGATATGTTATATGCACTATCGGGAACATTATAATTTTGAAAATCTATTATGGCATTTTCCTGATGATTAGCAATAAGTATGTCTGTTTCTTCGTCTAATACTTTACGTTGTTGTTTTAAAGACCATTGGGTCATTTGAGTTTGAGTATTTTTAATTTGGACTTGTGCCATATTTTCAAACAGATATTTAACAACGCCATTACTTGCATTACCTTGATACTCTTCAAGTAAAGTTTTTATTTGATTGTTAGCCTCGTCAAATACTCTCGTAGTAGTACCCTCTTCTTGGTTAACAACTTGTAAGGCTTCATAGCCATTTTTGTTTAAATATTCTGCTGAAATCTCATTTAAATCCGCAGTAAAATTGTTATAAAGTCTTCTAGACTCAGCGTCATTTAACTCATCATCTAACTTTTGTATTATCTTACCTGTATCAGTTAAAGCTTTAGCACTTCTTGTTATGTCATCAGACACAACATCTTTCATTGGTTCTACTGTACCACCAGTAAATTGTACTTCTGAACCTTGCTGTAGTTGCTGAGTAAGTTCTGTTTGTAAAGGTACTCTCGCCATTATGAATCCCTCAACATACCGGGTGGAAGACTACTTATAAAGTTTGCTCCACCTGTTAATAAACTACTACTCATATTTAAAAATGGATCAATTGATGATGCAGTAGCAAACATATTGCTTGCGCTAAGACCATACATATCTCCTTTAATGCCTACACCAATTGCTTCTAATCGTTTGTTTTCGGTTGCTCTTACTTTATTAGAGTTCATTGTTGCCTTATCAATGTCTGCTAATAATTCAGAACTAACAAGTGCATCCTTAGTACTACCTACACCCATTTGTATTCCTCTAGCTGCAAAGGATGTTCTAGCCGTTGATTTTTTTGCACCTTGTTTTAACGTCATAATTTGATATTGCTTATTAAATGTTCTTGCTATGTGTTGTGCCTGACTTTCTTTCATACGCATATTAAAAAGAGCCATGTCTTTTCTATGCTGTAAATTTAATGCTAAACTTTTTGTCTTATATTTTTCACTTTGTGCCGCATAATATGAACCAACAGCACCACCAATAGCACCAAAACCTTGAGATATAACACCAAACTTACCTAGATTACTGAGTTCACTCCACCCATAAGTTTCTGTAGTCATTGTTGTACTTACCTCAACGCTTCCTTATTTTTTAAATATACATACATAATATCTGATTACGGTTACACTATCCACCCATTGCTACTTCTAATGTTAAACCTACAACTGTTAGTGGTAATGGATCAGTTTGTCGTACAAATAATTGTCCATTGTCTTGCCATGCAGGTGTAAGCATTATTTTTATATCTTCTGTTTTTAAATTTGGTGGTGTTCCATATGGTTCTGTTGTACGTTGTTTTGCTTCTACTAATTTATCTGCACTAGGACCTGCAAAAATACCAGACGATTCTAATACTCTTAACCATACATGGTTTAAATTTTTAACTCTACCTTGACCAAATGCTTCTACTTGTAATGCCATGGGTAAAGTTTGCAAGTCACTTTCAATTGGCAATCCAATATGAACTACACTAGCTGCACGATCTAACGTAATAGAACCACTAGATACTGTCCTTTGTGGATGAACAGCACCATCAGCTAGAACATTTACTGTTTTTCCTTCTAGCCATGAAATACCAGATATAACATTTCTTGCAACTTCGTAAGTTGTTATGCCTGTATTACGCAAAGATGCAGGTAAATCTTTATCTAATTTAACCGTAGCTACTGTTGCACTTGTAGTAGCAGTAATATTGCATCTGTAATAAGTTGTACCGTCAACTAATACAATTGCATCTCCGACATCATCAACACTAGGAGGTGCATTAAATAAATTATAATTTGCTGTTATAGTAACGCTTTCTCCTTTTGTATAATTTGTACCACCAGAAATAGTAACTGTTTGGCTTCCATTTGTATTTGTACCGTCATAGGTTGCACCTGCATCAACAAAGAAATTATCTCGCTGAGTTGCAAATAACCTCGTACCCATACGCTCTATATATCGTTTAGATGCACCATTAATAGTTCTTTTTATAACACAGTAAGTAACGTCATCATTACCTTCAGAAACGCAAGCAACGCTTTCAAACGTACCGTCTGTATCATGTTGATGCCATGCACCAATTTGTTGCTCTGGTACATATGTAAGACCTAATAATTTACCGCTAGTACTTACTGCCCATACAATAGGTATTGGTGCTTTTGATAATGCCATATCAATAATTGTAAAATTATCAAATAAATGTGGCGCACGGAGAGATAAATCACCTGTTATAAAACCATTTGCTTGCCAGTTATAACCTAGTTCTCTTACATGACCACCACGAGCAGCACCATATACCAAGCTATTATTGACGATTACTGGTTGTGAATTATTTGCACCTACATATGATTGTGGTTTAACGGATATTGATGTTGGTGTTATAGCGTCACTATTAACAGAAGTTACACGCCATTCTGCTGACCCTGTAAGAAGCAATAACTGCGTTAATGGAACAATATGTCGGATAGTGTTTGCTTCACGAGCAGCTACCCTAAACTCAATACGGTCATCATCTCGTATAGGTAATCCAAAAGACATATTACTTTCAGTACCAGATTTAGTCATCCATATATTTTGTGGTGCATTATTTGTACCTGCAAACACTCTACGTTGTTCAAAATAAGATACAGCACCCGGATAATTACCAGTACCTACAAAATCATTCTCATGGTTTGGTGGTGTTCTAGAAAAATCTGGTGATATATTATTATCTACAATCGATGTACCAGTTGTTTCTCCTATGTAACCAAATATGCCACCTTGATCTCTATATACTCTATATCTAGTAGCACCTGTAACTGCATTCCATGAAATAGTATTTTTAGCCCCAGTAACAAATATGTTATTACTTACAGTTGCTGTGCTGGATTTATTGCTTTCATCTATTAAATTAGCTTTAATTGCTGTTACAACATAAATATGATCTTCATAAGTGTCGTTGTTTGTACTGCTAGATGAAGGAATATAAGCACTAACTGATACACCTGTAGGAGCAGCTAAAGGACTACCAAAATCGATTACTTTTAATTCCCATTGTGTTGCACCAAGTCTTCTTAATTCTCTAGGTGCATGATTAGGATGCACTAATGTTATAACATCAGCAGATTGTACATAATGCACATCAAACAATTCTGCTTCTAAATATGGATGAGGTATTTCATATGTCATGTCAGCAGGTAATGCATACCAATTAGTTGCGTTTGGTGGTTGACTATTACTATGTGCTGTCTTGGAATAATAATTTGTACCACTATGTTTAGCTATTGAACCAACTACATAGTTAGTAGCACCACTCCAAGCTGCTCCATCGCTGTAATTTAATGTTGCACCTTGCGTATGAAATCTAAAATATTGATCACCAAACTCAAGTACCATAGTTTGAGTTGTATTAAATGTAAAAGATAATAATCTTGTAGATTTAGCACTGGTCTTTACTTCCTTTACAAATGCAAATCCCGGTCTGTTTTGTGCAGGTCCTTGTGGTTTAGCAATGAAATTACGCATTGTTGCTGCACCTTGCTGGAATTTAGCATCTGCAATACGACCAAACATTTCTGGTGATATCTCTCCTCCAGAAAATGCCTGTTTAAATGTGCGTGTAACTGGCATTAATTATCTCCCAGATGTCCAAGGAACTATATGCTCTACTGTTATATCTCTTTGCAAATTGTCTGATTGTTTAGCTTGTGCTAAATATCCTGACATCATTTGAGTGCAGCGTTTTGCTTCCGCTGCCCCCTGATCTCCTTTAATTACAGGACCAGCCAACATAGATGCTAGATGCCATGACAATGTAATAACAAATAAAGGTGAAAATAAAGAAGGATCAGTTATAAATGATTGATATCGCAACATCGCATTTTCCTGATTTGTATAAATTAAATCGCCTTCCAATGAAAATTGTTGTGGTGTATATTGCCCTGCCACAATTGTTGGTGCATAGTTAGATGTTATTCCACCGGGAGTATCACCAGCAGACATTCTTGTAGCGTAATCGTTCTGTGATGATGGAGATATTATCGCAAGAGGAGACATCATATCCGCAGGTGCTACATATGCATAATCCCATTGATCTAAAGAGTTAGTTGTTAACGCTAAATTTCCACGTTTTGCAGCAAAATTCCATGTATGCATTTCTAGCAAGGTATTTCTTGCTATTGGATAAAACCGTGCAGCTTTTTCTGCCTGCGCTGATCCTTCTGGTGGATTCAGTGAAGCTATTGTTGCATCATCACCCAAGTGCGCTAGGGCAAGGTTGCAAATATCTACTTCAGTTGCCATAACATCTCCTAAAAAAAGAGGAGGTTAGCAGTATTACTACCAGCCTCCAGTAAAAAAATAAGAAAACCAATGCCTACTTATTTACTGCCTCAAGTTGAGCAATGAGAGTGTCTCTGGTCTGTCTTCTATCTAGTTCAATACCAATAGAACGACCATAAACTTCAAGCTCTGCTTTAGTCATTGAATCATAATCAATAGATTTAATAGCTGGTTTCTCTTCAATAATAGGTCCACCAACTAATTCAATGTGGCTGCAATGCTTTCCATTGTATTCAAACTCTTCTCCAGCTTCTCGTAAGCTATCACCTACGAAACACTTGATCTTAGCTTTATAAATAGGCATAGGTTACTCCTTATTAAGCTACGGTAAAGCCAGAAGCATAGTACTTCTGTCCGTCACCAATAGTTTCTACTACGTCAGCAGTAACTTTTCCAGCATTATAAGTACCAGAAACTGTGTATCTAGCACCTAAGTACCTTTTACCTTTGCCAGCAATGTCTGGATTAATGCGTACTACTACGTTTTTACCAACTGTAAGTGCTGCTGTAAGAATTGCATCGCTACTTCCAACAACAGTAGGACTAGACAAGTTAGCATTTGCACTAGTAACAACTTCAAACTTTACGCTTGTACCATTTGCTAATGCAGTAGTAACAGCAAAGTTCATGTATAAAGCAGTACCTTCACCAATATCTCTAGCAACACCTAAATCAATAGTGTCAGTAGAAAATGCAGTGGTAGTAATTGCTTGGTCTTCGCTCACTCGGAGCAGTTTGTCTGTAATCATTTTAGATCTCCTTTGTTAATAAATAAGTTAACTTACTGCTGATTCAGTATTAAGCAACGCATCTACTCTTCTTAGAGGAACTCCAAGGAATGATAAGTAGCTTTGTGCTGATCCAAACTGTGTTAAACCTTCTTGGATTGACAATACAGATTGTGATTTATCAAGAGCCGAAATAGCCATGCCTGAGTGAACTGTTCTATTCATATAGAACGCTGCTCTACCCATTGCCATGTTTGGTATTCTGTACAATGCTCTAGCCATTAACTTAATAAGAGCAGTTGATGCACTTGATGCTTGTGTACTGGACTGTCCTAATAGGTCAGAAATGTCAATATTGCAAATACGAACAACGTATCTCCAATCTTTAACAACTAAACCGTTCTTCCACTGATAACGAGTAGCAAAAGCTTGTAGTCTTGTACCGTCACTGTTGTAAACAGTTTGCTCACCTAGATCTTCGTGTGTTAATCCAGCTTTAGATCCTTTAGGGAAAGGACAATAAACTGTGTTATCACCCCAAACAACTAGATATACAGATGCATTATCAGAACCTGATCCACCTGCACTAAGAATGTTTACTGCGTTATCAGCAGATAAATCACTATATCTTGGTGCTAAACCTAGAAATTTCTTAGGATCTGTTCCGGGGTTTCCATAAAACAATGTCTCAGCTTGTGTCTGGTTCATTGCTTCTAAGAATGCAGTGTCCTCAGATAGACGGAACTGTGCAGTGTTTCCATTTAACATTGCTAAGTCTTTGTCTACTTCAGAACGTGCTTCTAGAATTCCGCAAGCCTCGTCAATCTGTGCTGTTGTTGACTTGGTTGATGGAATACCTTGGTTTAATGCTCTCCAGTAAACACCGGGTAAACCTGTTCTGATAACTACTCGTTCTCCAGTAGGTAAATTACCTTCTTTAAAAACGCAGTCATCTAAAATTTCGTTGGACTGTGATAACAGTTCTGCAACGATTGGAACTCTACCGTCTGGGTCAGATCTTTTTGCCCAATCCGCTAGGGTTAAATTTGAGGTTGAAAGTGTAGCCATTTAATAACTCCTTACTTGTTTTGCTGATTAGAATATAGTGCGTTGGCTATGCCGTTAAAGTCTTTTGGTACACCGCTTTTAGCATTTGCACCTTGAGAATTACCAACATAACTGTCTTCACTAATTGCCTTACCTGCTCGGTACATAAACCGAATTACTTCGGGATGATTTCCCAAGCCTGATTCTGACAGCAGCGACTTCAAAGCATCAGTACCAAACGCATTAAGTGATGATTTAGCAATTTCTAGATTAGCTCCTAAATTTTCACCACCAAATTCTTTATCTGATTGTGATTCGTTAGCCCAATCTACTTTTACTTGTTCAACAGCTTTTGCTTGTCTAGCCTGTATGACAGGTGCAACTTTGTCTAATACTTTTTGTGCAGCTTCTTGTGGCAGGTCAAGTTCTTTAGCGACTTCACCGAATGCAGTTAAGACTTCGGGGTCGAGTTCATCTGGTGCGTCAGCCACTTTTGCGTTGAACTCGTATTTGTCAGGTGCGCCTTCTTTTTTGGTTTCCTGATCGCTAGTTTCACTTTCAACAGTGGATTCATCCGAATCTTGTTGATCCTGTACAGTTTCAGCTTGCTGCTGTGTGTCTTCAGTATTAGTCGCTTCAACTGATTGCTCAGTCTTTGCTTCTTCTACTGGTTGCTGTGTGCTGCCTTCATTGGTTTGGTCGGCTTCCGTCATCAGCGTTTCTGACATTTTTTTGCTCCTTAATCATTGTCGGATATAACTCAGGACAGAGAGTGTGAATCAAGTTAAGTATCTGCAAACCATAGTTTCTGTTACCTTCGCTAAATGACATTGCCATTGCGTTAGTGTTGAACGATGATCGGAAAACACCTGCTTGTTCCAGAAGTCTCCAGATTAATCTGCGACCCCTCTTGCTGCTCATGAGCCATTTAATGTCCGACTCTTCATTTTGGCGGTCAATTCTTTCTTCAGACTTTTTATTGTCCTTAGATTTTTGTTGACCTTTTAAATCGAGAGGATTGTATTCACTCATGCTCTAATATATCTAGTCATAACTGGGTTACGGTCACACCTTATACCTCTAATGGTGATGGTGAGTTATAACCACTAAACTGATTCATCATGTCCATTAAAGATGGTTCACCAGTTTTACTGTTATTTAATTTAGTTGCATTCTCTACAGCACGTTGTTCTGCTTCAGCTTTTGCCATCGCTTGTTGTGCTGCTGCTCTTTCCTGACGTATCTTAGCTACTCTTTCACCTGCAACTATTAACTTAGGATCTACACCTAACATATCAGCATATCCATCTGCCCATGCATCAGAATCAAACTTATCCAATACATCAGGTTTCATTTGTGCAACCATACCCATGCTATTTACATATCTATCTACGCTGTTTGTACCAATAGCACGTTGGGCTTGTGCCAACATAGATACAAATTCAACACTTAATTCCATACCTTGCAACTCTTCTGGTGCTGGTGGTATTAAATTAGCTTCTACCATTCTGTTAAACGTATTATCAATCAATGGATCAAGCAATTCGTTATGTAATCTTTCTAATACAGGTCCTAACATAAGCAGTTTTTCTTCATGACGCTCTGCTACTTCTGTTGCGGTCATCCTTGTATCAGTTGCATTTGCCAACATAAGAAATAAATCAGCATAAAAACTACCATTAATACGCTGCCTTACGTCCTGTATGTCCATTAACAAGTGTTGAAGGTTTAAATTTACGTTAAATGCAGTCTCTATCTTGCCTTGCTGACCATCTATAAAGGTAACTCCACCCGGTAAACTATCTACATCTCTATTTTTCATGTAGCTAGGTACTTGTAATGGTGGTTTAGTTTGGTAATCAATGCCCTGTGCCTTACGCAATTGCTCATGTTGTAGCTGTTTTATGTCACCTAATGCTTCCATTCCGGGTGAATTACCATAAATATCACCACCTGATACGCCCCATCTAGGAATAACAGCAGGGAAATCTTTATATCCACTTTCTCTTAGCACTTCTTCGCCATCTCCACCTATTTCAAAGTAACAAGACTTGTATGCCATGTTCATATTGTCCTTCTTTTTAAAATCACGTTCTCTATCATCCCTTGGTTCTATCGCATGAACGATAGTAATCCATTGATCTAATGAACCCCTGTCAAACAAGTTCTTAACGGACGTTGAACATTTGTTATATCCAAACTCTCTTACCACTTCTCCTACTGTTTTTTGAAATTCTCTATACAAAGTATTAACTCTACCCTGATAATCCTGTGCTATTGCATATTCTCCTACAGTTACAGGGTAATGATGGATAGCTGTCTTAGGATCAGGTAAAATAATAGATCCAGCAGTACCAAATGCTCCTAACTCTTCATAGATTCCATGTAATGTTCTATATGTATTGGATTTTTGAAACACCAATTGCATACGTTCTGTAACGTCATTTAGCCATAGTTTTACTGGGGCATAAGTATTTAGCTCTGGATCAGCCGTTGCAAGCCTAAACCATGGTCTTGCAGGGGATGTAGCACCAGCCATCATACCTGCACCTAATGTTCTTAATGCTCTTGTACCTGTATTGTCATAAATAGAATTATGTCTCCTATGACCTTTGTTTCTATCTTGTTGAAAATAACGTCCATTCCTTGGTAGCAAGTATGTTGTTACTTCTTGCCAATGTGACCACCATGTAGCTCTTTCAGATCTAAGATGACCCCACCTAGTTAACAAGTCTGCACGTTTTGTTTTCATTGGTTAACCGCCTAATAAAGTGTTACTGCCAAGGTTTAATTGATCAGGATTTACACCTTGTACTCCAGTAAGTAATGTTCCAGCAGGCCCTGCCATTGCTGCTTGCTCTTCTTTTTGGGTAATAGCACTAACGTCAGCTTTCCTTCTATTAGCTTTATTTGTTTCAATATCAGCACGGTCAGCAGCTTCTTTAGCCCTTTTCTTTGCATCAACATTAGCTTGTTCTTGCAATTGTCGTTGTTTCTTTTGTTCTCGATGTTGGCGTTCACCAGAATATACTTGATATCCAACAAGTGCTGCTCCAATTGCTGCAAATGCCATGCTATAACTCCTTTGAGAAAATTATGTCTTGTACACCGTATTTTAATCTTGGTAGCAGTGCAGCTAAAGTGGTGCGTTCTTTAGCATGCCATAACATAAGTTTGCATCCAAGGGATCTGGCATGATCCTCTGTAACTTTCATTAAACGTAAACCAACTCGACTACCTCGTAATTCCTTTTTGATAAACAAAACATCATTTTGAGTGTATTTTAAGTCGGCATAATGCAAATGATTAGTTACTAAATTCATAGAATAACCAATACAAACATCGCCTTGCATTGCTAGATAAATAAACAATGAACCTGAGTTATCAAGTGCATGGTACATAGGCCAGTTTGGCTTTAACTCCATTAAATCCTTACGAAGTGCTATTTCTTCGTAATGTTCTTGGAATAATGGGTCTGCCTTGACCTTGAATTCATCTAACGTGCAGAGTCTAATGTCAGTTTTAGGTACTCTACTTTCGTTTACAGTAGCTGTACTATCAGTAGTTACGGTCACACTGGTCATAAGGGATATTTAGTTACACAATCAAATATTATATGCACTCTGTCTGTCATGCCAACATTATGAGCCGTATGTAATTTCTTATGGTCAAACCACCAAACCTCACCTACCTCAAATTTTTGCTCCTGATCTCCGCAAGTTTGGCTACACCATTGATTACTTTGCAACACTAAATGAAATCTTTGGTAGTGATCTGCATATGTTCCTTGGTCATTGTGTTTAGTTACATGACCACTAGGTTTTAAATTAACAATAAGCAATCTACCCATATCTTTAACCTCTAATTTTTCTAGTATTGGTCGCATTAATGGTACTAATGCTGGTTTCAAGTATTCCATGCACGGATAATCGTATGATCCCGTATCCCATAAGACGTAGTATTGACTCATCTTTAGTGGTCCTCGAACATAAATTGACTCTGTATCTTTATGTGGTGATCCAGTAAATTTTTGCCTTGCGTCTATCTCTTTCCATAACTCAGGTTTATCCTCCAACAATTGGAGTAATGGCTCAACATCTAACCCTTCGGCTATGCGTATGAAGTTAGAGGACTTTGTAAGGGTCATAATCCACCTGCTGAGTAGCTTCTTTACGTCTTTTGATGTATATGTCCTCTGGAATCTTCTTGGCTACTGGAAGGGCAAAGGTTAGTGCTAGTGCATCAGCTAAATCTGGTGACCCTGCTCCCTGTAATCTCTTCTTGATCTGATCCTTAGACTCAAGTACTCGTCTACCCACATTGTCATACCAATAAATCGGTGTTGCTAACTCTTGTTTGAGGGCTATGTCGTTTGGTATTGCTCCTCCTTCTTCTATCCATTGTTTCATTAACCACCACATCTCACTTCTACGGTTGATGTACTGCTCTGGTTTCATTGCCTTACCACCAAAAGGAATTTCAATAACGTCATATTTAAGTTGCCGTAATCTATCAATAACTCCACTACCTGCACCTGCGTCACAGAACACAGCATCTGGGTCATGTTCCTCAATTAGGTTGGCTACTCTTGCTGCTAGTTCCATGTTGTCTATACCTCGGTAAACAATTGGCTTAAAGGCTTGTCTACCTTGTCTTCTGAACACTACAGAACGATCATCCCCAAACCTTGCAGGGTCAATGCCAAGGATTACTGGTGACAACTTCACATGGTCTTGTTGGTATACACGTTTAGCTGCATCCTCGGTATCTGCCAATGCAATTAACTGGTCATCACCTTGGGCTGAAAAGTCGCATAGATACTCACGAGCAAATGATGTCTCACTCATGTCTCGTTTAAGACGAGTTACCTCGTTGGGGTGCAGGGAATCAGTATCGTAAACAGTGAATCTTGCTGCCGTCCATCCGTCCTCCTCTATGGCCTTGTAATACAGTTCTGAAAAAAGATTAATCCCGCTAGGTGTCCCAATAAAAATAGACCAACCTAATCTGTCTGAAAGAGCAGGCTGCACTATGTCTGTCCATAGCTCGTTCTTTAACTGGGCTACCTCGTCCATTACAATTCCGTCTAATCGCAGTCCTCGCATGGCATCTGGATTATCACCTCCAAACAGTCTGATGATTGCTCCATTATGTTTAAACCTTACCGATAGCTCACCCTCATTTATGTCTACTACAGATTGCCTGCGTAATGGTTCAATCTTTTGCTTTAACCTAGCCCATGCAATG